TATGACAACAAGTAGTCCCAAAGAGAGAATCGTAGGAGATGTGGTCTCATTGCAGCTCGTATCTCTTATGGCTTTCAAATCAGAAGAACTAGCAGTACACATCACGGAACTCGGCAATCAGCTCGAGGTTCTAGGACAGGCAATCCAAGAGATGGTTGCCGCAACAAAGGAGAAAAACTGATGGCTCAGAAAGACAAGCTTCCCCTGGTCACCCTTCGCAACGCGGAGATCCTTCCGGGAGCATGGCGCAACTTCAGCGGCGCCGAAAAGTTCAACGAGGCCGGCAAGCGCACGTTCAACTGCAAGCTTCCCGAGGACGTCGCCGTCCAGATGCAGCGCGATGGCTTCAACGTCAAGCCGCTGCGTGCCCGTGACGAGGACGACGAGAACGACGGCTACCGCATCGAGGTCGACGCCAGCTTCAAGATCCGTCCGCCTCAGGTGTGGATGGTCTCCGGCGGCGTTCGCACTCTCCTCGACGAGGGCGCGATCAACATCCTCGACTACGCCGACATCGAGAAGGCGACCATCTCCATCAACCCGTACGCGTGGGAGACGGCGACCGGCAAGGGCATCAAGGCGTACCTGCACAAGGCCGTCATCTACCTCCGCGAGGACGAGCTCGACATCGAGATGCGGGATATTCCTCTCGCGTCCGGTGAGGACCACTCGAGCGACCGGTTCGATGACTGACCTGACCTACGAGTGCGATGGGCGTTGTGGCGACGAGAGTCCTCATAACGCCCATCTCACGGATGCGGGCAAGGCCGCGCTCTCGATAGCGCCGGCGAAGTTCGACTCGGTTCCTGTCACGATCGAGGCATTCTGTTGGGTCGGTGGGGCTGCTGCAGCTACTCCCGTCATCGACTGGGTCCTCGAGAACGGCGGAACAGCAACGTGGATGGAAGCTCACACAGTTCCGATGACCGAGAAAGAGCTTGAGGAACGCGGCCTCCTCGCCGGCGCTCTCGAGGTTCCAGAAGTACTCACGATCCGGACTCTGGAGGGCGACATGCGTGCCGCTCCGGGCGACTGGATCATCCGTGGGACGGAAGGGGAATTCTACCCCTGCAAGCCGTCCGTATTCAACCGCAAGTACAAAGCACACACCAAGGAGAAGAACTGATGGCAATTCGCTTCAAGAAGTACAAGAACAAGGACAACAACGCCGAGATCACCGCGATCAAGCTGACGCCGCGCAACGTGGCCGAGGTCGTGTCCTACATCAACAAGAACGGCGGCACCGCGCTCGACGAGTCGGTCGTCGTCAAGGGCCTCAACGATCGGGATGGCGACTACCTCGCGGTCAAGATCGCCGTCGTCCAGAAGAACCCGTACGGCCCCGGTGGCACCAAGGTCAAGAAGGGCGTCCGCAAGGCGTTCCGTGGTGACCTGATCGTCCGCACCGAGATCGAGCGCAACGGCAAGAAGGCGTACGAGTTCTCGCGCGTCAAGGACGCCGGCATCGACGGGTACTCGCTCGTCTGATCAAGAAGTGGAGACCTCTGGCGGGGCCTAGGGCAGGGTCCCTAAACGGCTGCCGAACAGTAAGGCGTGTGATGAGATATTTGTGGGAGCAAGGGAAACGTAGCCGCTATCCGTGGCGTGAGCAAAGCCCCTTGTTAATGCGATATTTCGGAGGACTAGACTTGCTGGAGGTTTAAGAACGAGGCGTCCGCCACACGCCTACTCCATGGTGCACGTGTACCTCAGTTGGTTAGAGGACCGAATGAACATAAGAACTTCGGAAGTCGTGGGTTCAAGTCCCACCACGTGTACGTCCCAGTAAGCACCACTTTCCTTTCAGGGTTCTCAAACTTGGTGTGAGGCTGGCGTCCGCAGGAACGATATTCTGCCGAGAGGGGATCTAGCTTCGGCCGGGTCCCCTCTCTTTAACACCGACTTATTTTCTGCCACTCATTAGGCCACAAGGAGAAACGATGGAAGACGAACAGATCAACACCACGACCAGGTACAACCACTACTGTCGTGCGACGGCTTCTGACGGCCGAGTGTGCAGTCTGTACACACCTCACGAAGGGGTGAAGCACAAGCCGAGACACGGCATCGAAGCGGACCGTTGGGAGGACGGCGAATGAGTGTAGAGCAGGACAATTTGAATGCGTTGGTGTTGTCATCGACCAACGATTTCGAGGGTGAGCAGGGTGAGTTCGGCCTTTTGAAGTCGGACTTCAAGAAGCTCATCGACAACGCGGACCCGATCTATATCTTGCAGGCCCTGGAGGCAAGAGGTCAGCAGCTCGGCAAGAGGATTGCGTTCTCTCTTCAGGAGAAGGAGGACCTCGGAGAGATCTGGTACTACATCGAATGGCAGCTTCTTGCCTGATGAGACCTGGGTCGAAGTAGAAGAGTTCCCGGACTACGCCGTAAGCAATCGCGGCAGGGTCCTGAACCGCCGTACTAACTACATCCTTCGCCCGAGGGATAACAGTTACGGATATTCCCGTGTTGGATTGCGCCGAGATGGTAAGACCCATGACGTTTACGTTCATCATCTTGTCGCTAAGGCATTCATCACGGGCTATCACGAGGGAGTCCAGATTCGTCACGAGCACGACAACTCGGACAACCACGTGAACAACCTGCGTTTCAGACGTGGGGCACGAATGGGTACTTTGGTCAAGCGACCGAAGAAAGCAGCAACTCGACGAGTAAAGATCGTTGAGACCGGCGACGTATTTCTGACAGTCGAGAACTGTGCGAAGTACATCGATGGCGATGCCAGCTCGATCTACCGAGTTCTACGTGGGGAACGCATATCCCACAAAGGACTCACGTTCGAGTATCACTACGAGGAGAACTAATGGGTCGTGTGAAAGAGTTCGAGCCGAAGGTCGACGAGGTGTGGGCCACGATCGAAGGGCTGGAGAGATACACAGTCAGCAACTACGGTCGGGTCATCAACCAGGAACGAGGCAACGAGCTCACGCCTTCTCCTGACGCGAACGGATATTTGCGTGTGGGGCTGTCCCGCAACGGCAAGGTCTGGAACGTCTACGTGCATCGCCTCGTCGCGAAGTGCTTCTTCCTGAACTACAAGCCCGGGGTGGAGGTACTGCACAAGAACGAGAACAAGAACGACAACTCGGTGCTGAACCTCACGCTGGGTGGCAACTGCCGGAAAGGAGCTGATGGACGACTGTGAGTCATGGGGTCGTAAGCACAAACTCAAGATCAGCAGCGTCGAAGATCATTTCCTTGTCGGGAACATCTGGTACGTCTGCGAGCATTGCACGACTGTGGTAAAGGTAGACCGCTTCTGGTTCTACGTGGCTCTCACGCATCAAGGAGGGTTCCGTGGTCCTTAGTCTATATCCTCACCAGACGAATGCGATTGTGCAGATGCATGATGGGTGTGTTCTGACCGGCGACGTGGGAACTGGGAAGTCGATCACAGCGATCGCCTATGGCTACACGAAAGTGTGCAAGGGCGTACCGAAGCTGAATGAGACGACCTATATTCCGATGAAGAACCCGATGAACTGGGTGATCATCACAACTGCGAAGAAGCGTGACACCAAAGAGTGGGAGCAAGATCTCATGCACTTCAACTTGGGGTGGGCAATAGACCCCAATGGAGTACAGGTGTTCGTCGATTCGTGGAACAACATCTCGCAGTACGACGACTGGACTGACTGCTTCTTCATATTCGATGAGCAAAGACTCGTTGGATCAGGGCAGTGGGCCAAGTCGTTCAACAAGATTGCGAAGAACAACCACTGGATTGTCCTGTCGGCAACGCCGGGCGACACGTGGATGGACTACGTAGGCATATTCGTGGCCAATGGGTTCTACAAGAACAAGACTGAGTTTGTCGAGCGTCACGTCGAGTACGACCGATATTCTCCGTTCCCGAAGGTCAAGAGGTACCACAACGAAGCACGACTCGAGCACCTCCGCAAGAAGGTCTTGGTCGACATGCCCTACGAACGCCACACGATCCGCAAGACCGAGACGATACAAGTCGAGTACGACAAGAAGCTCTTTGACAGGGCTTTCATCGACCGCTGGCATGTCTACGAGGAACGACCGATCAAAGACGTGGGTGAGCTGTACCGCGTTCTGAGAAAGATCGTCAACACGGACTTGGATCGTCTGGCCGCAATCATGAAGCTGACCGAGAAACATCCGAGACTGATCGTCTACTACAACTTCAACTACGAGCTTGACGCGCTGAGATCCCTCGGGGGAATCTTGGGCATTCGAGTCGCGGAGTGGAATGGGCAGAAGCACGATCCTGTACCGGATGATGAACGGTGGCTATATCTCGTGCAGTACACGGCGGGATCCGAGGGCTGGAACTGCATCACGACGGATGCGATCGCGTTCTTCAGCCTCACATATTCGTACAAGGCGTTCCATCAGTCGAAGGGAAGGATCGACAGACTCAACACGCCATATACCGAGCTGCATTACTACGTCTTGCGTTCGGCGAGCAAGGTTGACCAGGCAATCTGGAAGAGCCTCATGCTCAAGAAGAACTTCAACATCAAGGCCTGGACCACCAAGGTTTGGGAAGCATACAGCCTAGCGGCATAAGGAGCTGATCGTGTTCGGATTCGATGACGACACACCTATCTACAACCAGTTGATGCGGGAGCGGGAGTCGACTCCGATCTACGATCAGCTCCTTCAGAAGTACGAAGAAGACAAGCACGAAGAGCTGGTGGAGCCCTACCAGCCCTCAATCAAGGCGCGGGTATTTTCTTACGAGGAATACCTGGCGCTGTTTGACAAGGAGAAACCGATGGCAAAAGAATTCCAGGACATGGTCAACGAGTTCCGTGAGGCGATGGACCTTCCGGTCGCCGATGGTCCGCGACAGCTCACGACCGAGGAGCAGGAGCTCCACATCAAGCTGATCCGTGACGAGTTCGAGAAGGAGCTGGTTCCGGCTGTTCTCGCAAACGACCTCGTCGAGATCTACGACGCCGGCATCGACGTGATGTACTTCCTGATCGGCCTGCTTTCGAACGCGGGTATGCAGATCCGTCCCGGCTTCGAGGAGGTTCACCGGTCCAACATGTCGAAGATGGATCCGGAGACGGGTCAGGCGATCAAGGCCGGCCTGAACGACCCCAGCGGCGAGCCCGTCGGCAAGGTGCTCAAGGGACCGAACTACTTCGTTCCGAACCTGGCGATCATCCTCAACGAGCAGTCGACCTACGGTCACGACGACCAGGCCGTCTACAAGAACCTCAAGGTGCCGCTGCGCCTCGGCTTCGGCGGACCCAAGATCGGCGAGGGCGTCCTCAACATGGACCACAACGGCGAGGTGATCTTCGAAGGCGTCATGGACAACGTCACGACGCTTCCCGTCTTCGACGCTCTCGGGATGGAGGTCACGGCTCTCTCTGTCGATGGACGGGACGCCGGCCACCTCGTCAAGTCGGAGAACAGCATCCGACACCTGCCCCCGCAGGTCGAAGAGGTGTCTGTCACGAGGTTCGATCCTCCGATCGTTCTCAACCTCCCGCCTGAGGAAGAGAAGGTCGATGAGCGAACGCAGAACTGGCGTGATGCCGTCGCAAAAGCCGAGGCTGAGCGGGCTCGTGTTCGCTTCCCACTCGTCTCCGAAGAAGACCTGGCGGCTCCCTATGACCGCTGAGTTCTGCGGGAACCCGTTCAACCACGACGCACACTCGAAGGACCGGGCTGACGGCTCATCCTTCTGGTGCGACGGCGTGGGCAGGGTCGAGGTCGCAGAGGAGATCGTGGAGAAGTACGATCCCACGGTTCAGGCTGCTGACGGCACGCATTACGCCAAGGTGACCATCATCGTGGAGCACGCCGACAAGTCGACCGACATCATCGAGTTCGAGAAGGCTTCGGCTGAGATGCTCGAGCTGGAGACGGAGCGCTACGTGGCGATCGAGTACGTCACGAAGGACTTCAATCCGGCAATCAGGAGAGCCATATTCTCCTTCACACCCGCGAAGGACCTGGAAACGGGTGTCTTCTTCACAGTCAAGAGAATGGACAAAGATGGCAACCCGAGGTGAAGAACTGAACAAGGCCATGAACGAGAACGCCAACGCGCTTTGGTCGTACAAAATGGGAGAGCACCGTGCGTCTCTGCTCAAGCCGGCCGATCTCTCGCGATCAGGTCTGGACCTCGGTCAGTATTACGAGGGCTACGCGGCGGAACTGGATCGAATCGTTGAGAGTGGGTCTATTTCTCCCGAAGCGAAGGAAGAGCTCCTGGCAACCTTCCCTCAGCCTGAGGGGAAGGAGGAAGATCCGACGGCTGGTCAGGTGGCGATGGCATTCGTGCTGCCACCGAAGGAGCAGTGGTCCCCTTCTTTCCGGAACGGGTACGAGGAAGCGCGCGATCTCATCAAGAAGCGGGGTCGTTCGGACTTCCCTCGTGAGGGGGCTTCCTGGGCTGAGTACGAGTTGGGCTACCAGCACGGAATCAACCAGAAGCTTTCTGAGGGCGCCATATCTCACAACCAAGCTCGATGGTGCATGGGCGTTCTCGATGAGGTGCATCCCATTCAGCCGGAGTTCGACGCCGTCAAGATCCCCCAGCACTACAACACGGGACAGATCGAGGTGGCGAACTTCATCGCGGATCAGGAGCTGGCATATCCTGCGGACAACATCATCAAGTACGTCGTGCGTGCGGGTAAGAAAGATCCTGCCAAGAAGCTCGAGGACATCGAGAAGGCTGCGGCATATCTTCAGATGATGCACAACCTCGCCAACGGACTCCCCGCGGTCGTTCGCGATCCGGAGACCCGTGAAGTTGTGTGGAGTCTCTTCAAGAACTGATGCCTCCGATGTACATGTTCTGCAACGGCTCGTTTGGATGCGATTGTCCTTCTAAGCGAGCCGCTGCAGAGCGCAAAGCAAGAGTGAAACATGGTACGCCTTATATGTACAGACGTTGCAAGTGTCCTGTATGTAAGAAAGGGCATGCCAAACGAATGCGGGAATACCGCGAAAAGGAGAAAACTGATGAAAATCTCAAACCTGACCGGGCTGCCTGAGCTCCCCGAAGGACAGTACTGGCGTGTGGGTCAGTCCGGGGGCGCAACGAATCGTCTCGGATTTTCGCTCTTCGGCGACCCGATCGGCGCCTACGTCGAGATTCGTGAGCGCGGAACCAAGATCGAAGAGGTCGACAAGACTTTCAACATCTTCGGTCGCGAGTTCGTCCACGGAACTGAGGAGAAGGAGGTCGAGACTGACGAGTGTGTCTTCCGGGAGTTCATCAAGCGCCGGACGCCCTTCGACGTCACCGTCTACGGTGAGGATGAGTCGGAACCGATCGGGGTTCGTGAGAGCTTCCGGGAGAACTACGTCCAGGCGCACGAGCTCACGCGTGAGGACATCCTCCAGACCGTCTTGAAGCTCCTTACCCGGCGGGACGAAGAAGCCAAGTCCAAGGAGCTCCTCGGCGACTACCCGCCCAAGAACCTCTTCGACTCTGAGGACGGTGCGTGATGGATCCGTGGACCATTCTGGGCTGGGGGCTCGTCGGCGTCATGGGCCTCGTGGTGTTGACGTGCCTCGCCTTCGTGATCATGGTGATGACCGGTCTGTTCCTCTTCATTCGCGACAAGCGGCGTCTATCCAAGGCGTCCAAGGCGGCTGTCGAGAAGGGGATCGTCAGCTTCGATGCGTTCGAAGTCGGCGACGACCTCAAGATCGGGGGTCGAAAGTGGCGAGTCAAGGAGATCGAGACCGGCTTCGACATCGACTACAACCAGGACAAGGTGTTGCTCAACCTGCGGGCTGATCGTACCGACCTTCTGTACGGGCCATGAAGAAGGGTTTCCGGGTAGTTCCCGGGCTACCTGAGTACATGGTCGACCGGCGTGCTGCGGTGCGCCATATCGAAACCGGCAGGCCCTGTTGGCTTGAGCGTGTCGGTAAGAACAACGAAGCCATGATTGTTGTCCAGAAGGATGGCAATCGATTCATCCAATCTGCACAGGCCCTAAGAGACCTGGCATTTCCTGAGGAGAAAACTGATGACTGAAGTAACCATGAGCGACGAAGTGAAGGCCACTCTCGTTCGCACCAACGCCGATGACCTGTTCTCGATCCAGATGGCTCAGGCCTCCCTTGGCGCCGACGAGACGTGGACCATCGATCCGAAGATCGACCCCGCCCGCTTCATCCGAGCCCTCGTCGATCCGCGACACGGCGTTCCCTTCGAACACGACATCTGGACGTTCTTCATCGAGGGCCCCATCTTCGAGGCTCGGCAGCACGTCAAGCACCGTCACGCGTCGATGAACGAGATGTCCGGCCGCTACGTGAAGCTCATCCCGAAGTTCTACACGTTCCCCAAGGAGCGTCCTCTCGTCAACGTCGGCACCAAGATGAAGCCGATCTGGGACATGGCGTCCCCCGAGGTGGCGGAGGAGACCTGGCTCTCGGATGTCGTCTCTTCGCAGATCGCATGGGACGAGTACGAAAGGCGAATCGAGATGGGTGTGGCTGAGGAGTACGCCCGCATCGTTCTTCCGCTCAACGTCTTCACCCAGTTCTACTGGTCGGTCAACACTCGTGCGCTCATGCAGTTCCTCGAGCGTCGTGTCGACTCGCCGGACAACCGTGTGGAGACCCATCCGCAGTTCGAGATCGAGCAGATCGCTCTTCAGATCGAAGCCGCGTTCAAGGAGCACATGCCTCTGACGCACGCTGCCTTCGTCGCTTGTGGGCGAGTCCAGCCTTGACC